ATGGCGGCGGAATCAAGGTTGAAAACAATCAGATAGTACTTACAGCTGGCTTAGAAAGTGCTGTGTACCTATCTTTGTTTTCGCCTGCTGATTGGTTTTTGAATGACGTGGCAGATACTAACGAAGAGAAGTTATCAAGCGAGACTGAGCAGATTGTAGGTAGATTGCCAAACGTATCGAAAAACTATCCATTGCTAGAACAGGCAATTAAAAACGATCTATCTTGGCTCACAAGTCAAAAACTAGCCAAATCAATATCGGCTAGCGTCTCATCAAATCAAATCAACCGTGTTAATATTGTGATAAATATCGACGGTGTAGAACTTACTTTCACAGAAGGCTGGTCAACGAATGGCAATTGATACCACCACAATTAAGGGCATTTCTGACGGCATAGTGTCACAGCTTGAGCAGTCGCTAAACGTTCAATTCCCATTATTACCGAAAGCATTTAACCGAGTACTGGCAAAGGCCATTGCATCAGTGTTTATCATGCTCACCCACTACAGCAACTTCATTCAGTTGCAGCAATACGTCTCAACGTGCTCGGCTAACAACATCACTATCCTTGGCTTTACGATCAACCCATTAAACTTCTGGGGCGATCTCATTGGTGTTGGAGATAGGAAAGCTGGTGAGCGTGCTATTCATACTGTTACCGTCACAGTGTCACAAACTAGCGGCGTTATTGATGCTGGCACACAGTTGATCTCAGCCACAAACGGATTTACCTATATCACTTCGCAAGCTTACAATCTCACAGCACCTAGCATCGACATTGAAGTCAAAGCGGCCAATGATGAAGCAGGTAACGCTGGCGTTGGTGCGCTTGGTAATCTGGAAAACGGCACAGAAATATCATTTGTTAACCCACCTGTTAACGTTGGTAAAAATGCCGTTGTTATTGGTCAAGTGCAAACTGGTGCCGACCCAGAAACCGCAGACGCTTACCGCCGACGTGTTATCACTGCATTTAAACGACGCAAGCAAGGTGGCGCATACATCGACTATAAAATCTGGGGCGAAGAAGTTCCTGGCATTGTCAATGTCTACCCATACACCGGGCAAGCTGGTGAAGTGGATGTTTATTGTGAAGCGACAGAAGCATCAAGTGGCAATCCTGACGGCATACCAACACCTAGCCAGTTAGAGGCGGTTAAAGCGTCTATCGAGTTTGACCAAAATGGCAAGGCAACACGCCGACCTGCTGGCACATTTGTTAACACCTACGCAATCACAAGAACTGGATTTAAAGTGAAAGTTAACGGCCTTGTTGTTGATAATATCGCGCAGGTTCAGCAAGAGATTGAACGAGCTGTGACTGAGTTTTTTGTTGCTGCTGAGCCGTACATTGAAGGGTTATCAGTGCCACCTCGTACCGATACCATTTCAACTGTTGAGGTTGAAGCGGTGATCGTCGATGTGGTTAAAGCAAATAACGGCACATTCCTAAACGCACAAGTGTCACTTGCAGACGATACGCCAGTATCAATCTATCAACTTGGCATAGGTGAGAAAGCTAAACTATCGGAGATTGCATTCTAATGAGCGATAGAAGCACCAACCTATGGAAAACCGTACTCCCTCGCTCTCGTGCGTTTAACCTCACGATCAACAAGAAGTTGCGACAGTTTTTCGAAGGGCTTAATTTTGTTGATGATTTCCGCGATCAAGCAGACAGGGTTTTTACCAATCTCGATCCACAGCAAACGCAAAATCTAGCCAAGTGGGAAGACCAGTTCTACTTGCGTGATTATGGGTTAACAGAGCAAGAGCGCCGAGATAGGCTTGAAGCCACTTGGAAGCTAACTGGCGGTCAATCTCCCGGCTATCTGCAATCGGTTTTGCGATCGTATGGATTTGACGTTTACGTGCATGATTGGTGGCAACCAGACACGCAGCAGAATGACTTACGCATGGGAACTGACGTTTCATTCATGGGCGATCAGTTTTCTTTCATGGGCCAAAACTTTGGTGTATATCCTGCACCTTGGGATCCAAATGCTATTCTTGTGCCTCCTTACTATCCTTTAGTTAACAAGATTTCGTCGCGCACATTCTCGGCTATAACAATGGGCGGCTCACTGCTAACCATGGGCGACCAGTTTAGCTTTATGGGTGGTTCAATAGAAACGATAAGCTCGCAAGAATACCCAATTCCAACAGATCCAGTTAGGTGGCGTCATTTTATTTATGTCGCCGGAGAAACAATGCCAAACCAAGCAACGGTTCCATTGGCACGAAAAAACGAGCTAGAAGAGTTGATTTTGTCTATATTCCCGACAGGTGAATGGGTAGGCATGATCGTCGAGTATACCTAGCAATAAAACCTAGTAGCAGTACCTAGCAACAATTGGTACCAATAATAGGTAGCTAGAATACCTAGCAATAATAAGTAACAATGTCAGTGGCTCTATTACGTGTTAAAATGGAGCTAATATTATGATTTCAATAGTGGTGTTTATGAGCACAATGCAGCAGATATTGATAGGGGTGGCATCTTCGGCAATAGTCGCCGGTGCTGTGGGGTATGGTAGTGCTAATTATGCAGCCGGAGAAGGCAGAGCGATGCTAATGGCTCATGATAAGCAGTTAACCTCTCTTGTGGGCATTCCGAGTAGAGTTGATACTCTCGAGAAGAGGTTTGATACTTTTGAGAACCTTGTCACAGATGGACAAAAAGAATCTCGAGAAATTGCCTACAAAATCCTTGGTGAAATAGCCGAGATGAGAAAAGACACTGCGATCAACTCCACTGAGATTGGAGCCATCAAAGTTGACATTCAAGAGATTAAGGAAAATATCAAATGAGATCGTTACTGGTAGCACTGTTGCTTATTCCTTCATTGGCACTAGCCGCCCCAAACATGGCGCTTTCTTCTGGCTCAGTCGCTTGTAAAACGCTGACTACGCTTAACTATGCCGAGCGCATGTTAATGAATGAGCCAGTGCTTGAGGTGCAGAAGGCAGAAGTAAACAACAACTGCACAACGGTAAAAGAAAGCCGAGAAGTGACTGCCTTTGATATTGGCGTCACGGCTAAAGTTGAATTTTTTGCGCTTGGCAAATTGGACGTGTATTACGTCAATAGCCGAGATTTAATTAAACATGAAGATGAGGCAGCACAATGAGTTATTCACCTGCTCAAATGTTTCCGGGGGCGTTCGATCCCGATGTAGCTTTTCTAGGCGGGAAGTTTAAAGACTCGTCTGCGCCTGGCGTTTATGATGGTTCGCCATTAAGCACAATCCTGTTTAACCAAGAGCAGGCTTTCTGGGATGCTGTCATGATCGCTGGTGGAGAGACTTACAATAATACAGAGGATGTGCCAGATACGTCTCAGTTATTCAAAGCGCTACAACAAAGTCGCCAAGTCGAACCAAGCAACAATCAATGGAACGGCTTTTTCGACCCTGCTCACCAATCTCAACTGCCATCACCTGCTGAATATCCAGATCCGGGCGGTACAGCTTACAGCCCTGGTGACGAATGGTCACTTGGTAACTTTGCAAGCAGCGGCTCTATTACAAGTAGCAGCACAGGTATTACGTTTACTGTTGGTGCTTATAAGCTATTTACCTACACACCTGAACAACTTGCATTAATCGACGAGACGAAGGTGCCAGTATATATCGTTGATGAAACTGGTAAGCGTCATTTTCTGACTAATGCCACGAATGGCGTTAACGTAACAAAGCCTGACTCAACCACGTTAAAAGTTGAACTCACTAACGCTATTTTTGCTGAACTTGGCATCACTAAGGTTTGGGAATTCTTCGTTACAGATGGTGTTGGATATGTGCCGAGGCTGAGCCCTGATGCATTAAAAAACACCATATCTTACTCATTATTTAACTCGACAAGTCTTTCTGATAAATTATCATCAAGAGACTTTGACATCGAATACACAAATGATTCAGTCTACCCAAGACGAGTATATATAGTATCACTTGAACCGGTAGTTGGCGGACAGGCCGGCGCGTCTCTTCTTGTTGACGGCAATAATGTAGGTAAATTTCAATTCGGCGCTGCTGGAAACTTGCAGTGGACATACTCATTTTCCGCCATTGTAAAGCCTGGTGAAAAATATGAACTAGTAAGAGACAGTGTTGGTGATAACATTGCTCAGTGGTTTGAGGATTAATTGTGATGGAACTAAAAAAAGAATTACAACTTTTCTACTCTAAAGACGGGTCAAAGTGGCAATCATCATTGAACGGTTCTCAATGGTCTGACGAAAAATGCGAAGGTTACTTGTACAAGCATTTAACTTGGGATGAGTTTCAGTTGATAGTTAACCCACCAAAAACCAACGACGAACTATTTGCAGAAGAAATGGGCGAGCTAAACGCAAACTACGAC